GGGGATGAGCGTCGCTGCGACTGACGAACTTATTAGCTTTTCATCGGAGATAAAAGAGCTGTCGGCGCTCAGGTCGGAGCTGTGCCGGATACCGAGAAAATATACAGGATCAGGTCGGTTGCAGTTGGTCAGCAAGCCCGACATGCAAAAATTGGGCATAAGTTCGCCCAACATGGCCGACGCTGTTATGATGGGTATGCGCCCCGTGCAGGTTTCACGCAAGCGCGAACCCATCAAATACCCCAGCACTGGAATTAATAAAAGGTCACGCGCAGCATGAAAATGAAAGAATCAGAGCTTAATCACTTCCTTAACTCGGCTCTTAAAGATTCAATTAGCGAGGATGCTGTATTCATTCGTCGGCAGGCGGATAATTTTGATTACTATGTTGGCGATGAGCCGATGGCGAGCGGCGAGGATGATCGGTCGTCTGTTGTATCAAATGACTGTCATGATTTAGTTGAAGCCGACTTGCCAAGCCTCGCCCGCATATTTCTTGGCTCGAATGAGATCATGGAGTTTAAGCCGATTGGCAGTAACCCCGACGAAATCAAAGAGGCGGAAGAGAAAACCAAATATATTAACTATTTGATCAGGGGCCAAAAGGACTCGTACAAAACTCAAATTGACTGGCTCAAAGCATCGGAAATTAACACCGTCGCTGCGGTAAAATTTTACGTGCAAGAAAAAACCACAACTGACGAGCGGGAATATAAGGGTCTGTCTGAGATTGAGATGACACTGTTAACTCAAGACCTCGCTGCAATGAGCGGCGTTGAAAGCGTTGATCCTGTCGAGCAGGAAGAGGAAGAAGGGCTTTACAATGTCACTTTTCGCATTAAAAAGAAGTTTAAAAAATACGTCGTTGCATCCGTGCCTATCGAAAACTTTATTTTCACACGGAACGCGACAAGCAAGGACGACGCGCAGCTAATTGGCGATATACAGTACAAAACAAAAGGGGCGCTGATTGCCGACGGCTGGAAAATCGAGGACGTTAAAGACATTCCGCAAACTGGTAGGGATGCACAGGGCCAGCTTGTGGCGAACAAACGATCGTCAGGGTCACGGATAGACGACACAACTAACGACGCGCACTGGACAAGCGAAGTCGTTAAGGTCGAGTATCTTTATCCGCTGGTTGATTTTGATGGCGACGGCATCCCAGAACGTCGGCATATAGTTCGAGTCGCTGACACCGAAATACTCGAAAACAAACCCTTTGGCATAGCTCCCTACGCGATAATGTCTGGCATCACTATGCCACATGTTGCGATTGGCCGTTCGCGGGTTGAGATTGCCAAAGCCACTCAGGACGTTAAAACGCATTTAATGCGCGGACTAATGGATAATGCCAGCGCTGTTAGTCGTCCCGGTTGGATGGTCAATGACATGGACGGCAAAGGCGTTGGGCGGGTAGAGCTTGACGACTTGCTAAATGATCGCATTAATAAAATCGTCCGAGTGGATGGCCCTATATCGGGGAACATACTTCCGCTTGATACGCCGTTTGTCGGTGATAAGCTGTTGATGACTATTCAGTATGTCGATGCGGCGCGGGCGCAAACCACTGGATCTTTGATGGCTCAGCAGGGACTAGATAGAGACGCGCTCGGTAAAGAGACTGCTACCCGGTTTCAAGGCGTTGCGGATCAGTCTGGCGCTAAAGTCGAATTGGTCGCAAGAAACTTGGCCGAAATTGGCTACCGCGATTTGTATGAAGGGATGGCATGGTTAGTCACGCACTATCAAGACGAAGAGTCTGAAATTCAGGTGCTCGGTAAGCCGCTAAAAATTGACCCACGAAAGTGGAAGTACGAACACTATTGCACATCGCTGGTAGGTCTTGGAGCTGGTGATTCGCAGGACATGATTGCCAACATTTCATCGCTTTATGGAATGCTGACGCAGATGCAGTCTCAGGGGTCACTGCTAGTCGACTCGAAAAAGGTGTATAATGCTGCAGCGAAGATCGTTAAATTAATGGGCTTGCACAATGTTTCGGATTATTTAAACGCCCCTGACGTAGAGCCAGAACAACTAATGGCGCTGCTTGAGCAGTCGATGAAACAGAACGAGCAGCTACAATCAGCACTGCAGCAAGCGCAGCCGGAAATGATCAGGGCCAAAGCTCAAATAGCGATAGAGCAGAATCGGGCGGAGATACAGTCGAGCAAAGACGATGCTGCTTATGATGCCGATATTCGAAAATACATGCTTGATCTGGCGCAAAAGCAGGAGCAATGGCAATCGGAAATGGAGGCTAAGGCATTGCAGTTTTTGCAGGAGCAGCTAACCAAGCGCACAGAGCTGGATCTGAAATACAACGGAAACCCAGTGAATGATATTCCCGGCACGCTGGAGGACACGATATGACCGATGATGAAAAAAATCGATTAGAAGAGCAGATATCAAAAGGCTTGAACGCGGAGGCCGTACTAAAAAACCCCGAGTTCATCAAAGCAATGACCGCTATTAAAGGCGAGTTGATTTTACACTTCGAAAGGACTACATTTAATCAGGACGACGAGCGCGCAGAAATATGGCGTAAGATGCAGGTGGTAGAGTGGCTCGAAGGTGCTTTGACTAGATCGCTGACCCACGGTGAGATTGCTAAAAAAACATTGGCGCAGCGGGTCAAAGAAAAAACCGCTAAGCTGTTGCGAAGAGTTTAATTTAACGCTGAGGCGTAAAGGTGAAATAGTGGAAAACCAAACCGGAACCACTGAAGAAGCAATTGAAGTCCCGTTGTGGGACAGAATGTATGCGAAGGCAGAAGCCGAACCTGAACAACAGGAAAACAGCGAACCTAGCACACATGAAACAGCCGAGCATGACGCTGTGGCTGAATCAACCGACGAGGTTGATAGTGAGTCTAATGCCGATGAGGTATCGGACGAGGATTCAGGAGCCGAAGAAGCTGATATCGATGAGATGTTTATCACCGAAGACGGCGAAAAGGTGTCCCTGAAGGCCTTGCTTGATGCACATAAGGGCAAAAAAGCTGCACAAGCCGACTACACGAAAAAAACGACAGCCGCCGCAGAGGAAATGAAGAAGGCAGTCGCAATTAAGGCAGAAAATGAGGCGGAAAAGGCATCCATTGGGCCAAAGCTTCAAATTTTGCGGGATATTGATTCCGGCATCAACGAGTTGATCATGGGCGATTTTGCCAATATCGACTGGGCTGATGTTCGGGACTCTGATCCGTCGCGCTATCTTGCGCTGAAAGAAGCGAAAGAAGCCAGAGAGAACGCGGTGAAGGACTTGATCGTCAAGCGTGACAAGTTAATAGCCGAGCAATCTGCTGAAGAGGCGGCAAAACTGCACGAAAAACTAGGTTGGTCTGATGTAGCGATACGGGACGCGGATGTTAAATTGATTAGCGAGGGTGTAAAAGCAGCAGAAGTACCTGATCATGTATTTAGTCAGGTCACAAATGCCGCTTTAATGGCGCTAATCTATGACGGCATTAAGCACCGCAAGCTGCAAGAGTCGAAGCCGGGAATCGTGAGACAAGTTAAAATGGCTCCAAAAGCAGCAAGTAAGCCTGTAAAGCAGGCCGCTGCAAAAGAGCCGATGAGCCTTGCGGATAGGATGTATTCTAATCGCAAGAGTTAAAACAATTTCACTGTCGTGAGACAGAGGAGAATTAATCATGGCCACTATTGGCACACTTAAAAATCTTATTGATCGTTTTAAAACCATTGATCCCGATGGCTCCGAGGCTGTTGTCGCAGAGCTTTTGTCTCAAGAGAATATGCTAATCGACCAAATGCTGTTCAAGGAAGGCAATTTGCCGACCGGCGAGCGTGTTTCTGTTCGGACAGGACTACCTACAACTTACTGGCGTATGGTCAACGCTGGCGTACCTTCAAGCAAGGCCACTAACGCGCAGGTTGACGAGCAATGTGCTCAAGTAACCGCACGTTCTCAGGTTGACGTAACGATCGCAAAGCTAAACGGTAATACCAACGCATTCCGGTTGGGCGAATCGCGTGCTTTCATCGAGTCGCTAGGTCAGGAAGTTGCGGATACGATGTTTTACGGTTCAGCCGCTAACCCCGAAGAGTTTGTTGGTCTAGCTAATCGCTACACAGCAACTACGGCGGGCAACGGTGAAAACATCCTGCTAGCTGGCGGCGCTGGTGCTGACAATACGTCTGTATGGCTTTTGGGCCTTGGCGAAAATACCATTTATGGCATGTTCCCGAAAGGCAGTCAGGCCGGTCTAGTGCATGAAGACTTGGGTGTTGGTGATGCGTTTGAAAGCGCCTCAAGCACTGCCAATCGATTCCGTGCATACATGGACTATTACGAGTGGAATGTTGGACTGGTGGTTAAAGACTGGCGTTATGGTGTTCGCATTGCGAATATCGATGTGTCGGATCTGGCGGGTCTTTCTGGATCGCAAGAGGTTACCGACGCTACATTCCTGCCAAAACTTATGTCACGCGCTTATGACCGCTTGCCGTCGATGGCGGGGATTAAGCCGGTGTTTTGCATGAATCGAACCGCAGCATCTCTGCTGAAAGTAGCCGCCATGGAGAAATCCAGCTCAGCGGTCACGATTGAAGAGGGGTTGACGCAATTCGGTCAGCGCATTATGCAAATGAAATTCCTCGGCGTACCGGTGTTGATCAACGACGCTATCACTAACGCCGAAACCGCAATCTCTTAAGGGGGTGACCTATGGCTATTATCGACTTCGATTTACTTTTATCCGATGCACAAGCGGTTACTGCTGACGCAGTAGGCACCAATGTCATCGACCTGACCACAGCACGATCTATCGGCACTGGCGAGCCTATGGCCGTTGTGTTCGTTGTGAATGTTGATGCTGATCAAACCACGGGCGACGAGGACTATACGTTCGACGTCGAGTTTGCAACCAATGCTGCTCAAAGCACGGGCCGCCAACTGATCGGTCGCCGTATTTTTGAGTCAGGCACACCAACTGCTCCGGCGCAGAACGCTGATCTTTTGGTAGCGGGGTATCAGTTTTATATCCCGTTGCCACCTGTCACAGCGGCTGAAGATGAGCGCTATATCGGCATCCGTTATGACGTTGCGGGCACTACACCAACAATTACTTGCACGGCATATATCACGCCGTTAAGTATGGTTGATAGTGCTAAGACTGCATACCCTAACGGGTATACCATTGTTTAATCTGGAGTGATACATGAAAGTCAAAGCTAAATTCGCTGCTGGAAAATTCGGTTTTGCGTATGACCGTCGCGTGTATGACGGTGATGAGTTTGAACTCAAAGACCCCAAGCA